GACTAGTTGAGGCGAGATCGCGCTGGTCAATCCGAGTAGATTAAAGGCTACATCATAAATCCTGTATAAAGGTTTGACTCACAAAATTCCGTTGTAATAATGGCCTTGGCCCTTGCCAAGTTCTGGGGTGAGAAGTTACTTCTCGACCTTCTAAGACCCTACGGGTTCCAGCTGTGTCAACGACATGACATAAATGCAAAATAGTTTTTGTCATTGGATTTCCCATCATAAATCCATTATTAATAAGTCCCTTGTGTTGGAACGGTTGACCATTTGCGGTCTTAACATTTTGTATGTAATTTTGACTTTTATAAAGAACAGTCAAACAAAAGAACCCATATTTTTCTGGGAATCCTGCATAATCCATCAATGCTTTAACCATAATCACACCTACGTGTTTATTAATATTGTCCGTTGCTTCGACCCAATCTTGAAAATATTGAAACGTTTTCTTTGTACTACCCGATTCTGTGTAAATAAAACCTGTGTTATCTGCATCAGGCCCGATATCTTGACTATAAGACCATCCATCACTGGCACCTTTAAGGCCAATCGTGTGCTCTGGGAGCACCGCAAGGATCTGGTTAAGGATCTTTCCGCATGGAATTAAACTCCATGTATAAAAGCTATTGCTCATTGTCAGGTAACGGTCTTTACCTGGTTCCTTAACGATTGTGATAAGTGCTAGCCAAACATCTGGTGGCTCCCATGGTATTTCTGTTCCATTTATATAGAAATTATATCTATCTGTCTCAGGCCATTGTCCTTTGTCTACTAAATCATTTAGCATTGTCTGGTATGAAAACCAGAATAATAATCCATGATAATCTGGTGTATCATCCCCTTGGGGACATTGCAAATACTCTTTAATGTCATTTGTTCTTAGACTCCGGACAGGTATCTTCCAGCCCTGATTTCTAATCAGCTCAATCGCACGTCGTGCATCTTCAAGTTTGCCACCTTCCCTTACTGTCTGCTCCGATGATGCAGCAGTCCTGATATTAAAATCAATTGTTGATGCAGCTTCTGCAACAAATGACTGGCTAGCTTCTAGCTCATCTTGTGTAGTGATATATTCATTATAATCTTCAATGGACGTTAATAGCCCCTTTGAAACTCTTTTAATAATCAGCTCTTCGATTATCAATCTCCTTATCAATGTTAGAGTTCCAGGTATTTCTGGTTCCAATTGTAGATTTTCTCTATATTTTACCCCTTTATAATAGGAGATACACTTTGGTAAATAACCAATTACTCTCGTTTGTGCGAGTGTAGTCATCCTATAAATCCATGCAGGTGATTTTGTATAGTCTTCTTCTATATCATTCCACATATCAAGTATCTTTGTGTGTAATTTATGTAACTCTGGAAAGAAGTTATAATTATCTTCATATTTGAAGGCAAAATTGATTAAGCTATTGTGCCTAGTCCTTGCTTCCTCTACATGGAAATTTCTTTTAATATGATTTAAGAATTCTTTGATTTCCAAATACGGTCCTCTCTCTGATTCAACCCATCTGTTTGGTTGTGTTCTATAGTGTACAAATAATGTTTTGAACAGTCTTGCAGTTTGTTCTGCAATTTCTGAATAACTCGAAATGAGATCAGGGAATACAAGAAATCTCTTGATTAAGAGACCGTTTAAAGTGAACACGGTTTGTTTAAATGATACTAAAATATCATCATCATCTTGACTCCCGAATAGGAGCTTATCTAGACCTAATTCTTGATTATACTTTTTGAACCAGTATATATTATTTGCAACCAAAACTAAATTTCTTGGAGTCACTGACCCCCACCCACTCACGCCTGTCTGAGTTCTAATATATCTACTATATTTATTATCGAATATCGATCTTCCATTCGAACAAAATGCATAGTCTTTCGGATTTTCCGATTGGACCCCTGGGCTGATATTTGCCCCAGTTTGCTTTAAAACATCTAGAAAGCACTTTGCAGGTTTGTTATAGACCAAACATGGACACGATTCGTGAACTCTCTCATTTGTCTCATATGAGCAATTCGCACAATTTCTGTGTTCTCTCTGTTTCGTTACAGATAAATTATATAGTCTCGTGCTATTAAATTCACTTGCAAGTGGTATGCTTGAAGTGTGAACAACAAATTTTGTAGTTTCATTGATTGTGAAATTAATCCCAATAGAAGACAAGGATGATAAATCCTCAGACGCAGCCCCTGATGAGGTGGATGACATAATACTAAGAACCATTGAAGGGCGTTGCATGGGTTGCGTTGTGGACCGATCATGTTTACTACAATCTCGTCTTGCTGCTTGTCAAAGCTGTATTCGTCCTCCAGCCTCCTTTGTAGTCTAT